CGCCGATCTCAATGTTTTTCCCGCCAGAACCTGTCCACGCACTCGGCGTGACGCCCAAGCCGAGGTTGCCGGAGGAGTCGAGACGGAGACGTTCTGACCCGTTGGTCTGGAAAGCCATGTCATCGTTAATAGATAATAACTGCGGGTATAAAGAAGATGAGCCTGTATTCTTTAGCCCAATAGCCGCAGTGGTTCCGCTTGCGGATTCAAAAAGTGCAACACCTGCTGCCCCGGATGTATAAGCGTGGAGTTTTCTAACAGGCGAACTCGTCCCGATGCCGAGGTTCGTCCCATCAAACACCAACCCCGTCCCACTCGTCGCCACCTTGCTGCCGTTCAGATACAGCACGCCGTTGGCGGTGCCGCCGGAGAGGGTGAGATTGTTTGATACGTTAAGATTCGTGAACGAATTGCTGTTGAGCAACTGAAAGCGCGTGCCGTCGTACACGATGACGACAACCTTGCCGTTTGTAATATCGCCCGCCACAAGCGCCGTTGACCCGTCCCGCGTCACGCTCTTAGCGCCAAGGGAGTCAATGTTGATCGTCACAGCGCCCGTGTTATCGCCTGCTGCAACGAAATAGAACATCTGCCCCGCAGCGTAGGCGGTCAACGCAGGCACCATCGCAGCCGTAATCGTGTCCGTGCCAGTTACAGATTGGAGCAGCTTGGCGGTGCTGCTCTGCACTTGCGACAAGTTGGCCGCGTCAGTCCCGGCAGTGCCCGCAGCAAGGCCCGTGATCTTGTTGTTACCCATCGGAATGTTGGCCGTGGGCGTGGTCTGTCCGTCCTTGGTAATGCAAGTGGACAAGCCGTTGGCAAGGTCAGCCGTCAGCGCGTTAAACGCCGTGGCCGAGATGACGGTGTTGGGGACGACAGGCTGGCCTGCCGTGTTGATCAAAAAGGTGCCGGAGCCGTTATACGCCATTTACCTATACCTCGGTAATGTCATAAAAATTGTGTTATTCATTTGTCGTTGCAAAATAAGGTTGCTGTTCTGCGGCATAGGTAGCCCCAGACATACGCAACACTCGCGCTAAATCTTCACGCTCTTGCGCTGACAATTTGCGTCTAAAATTGCGTTCAAAATCTTGAATTTTGCGTTGGATTTCGGTTTGACCGGCTAATGCCTTGCCAAGTTGTCGGCCGCGATCTTTTCCATACACTGCAGCAGCAGGTAGCGCCGCCATGTACCCTACCAACTGACTTGGCTGCTGTGCGCCAGTCATTGGTGTGCGCGGCGAGAAGACATCCACGGATTCGCGGGCAATGTCGCGCATCCGACCGCCGCCCGCCGCGTACTGACCTTTGCTTGGAACGCTTTCCTTTACTGCCATTGAAAACTGCGCGGGCGTAAAAGCATCCGGGCGATCTTTTGATCGACTGATGGCGCTTTCTAGCACTTTAAAATTGCCGTATTTGGCGTCTACTTCCCGTAACGATTTCATTACGTCTGGCGGCAACTGCGATTCCAACACTTCCGTAGCACGTTGCTCTGCAGTTTTTAACAGCCCTTCGGCGTCTGGAAAATTTTGGTTGCCCGACAAATCACGCATTTTTGTGCGAATGTTGGATCGAATTTCAAGCAAATCAGCACTGTCTAATTGCCGACCTTTGACACGCCCAAGTTCGTTGTCAATAAACGACTGCACATATTTGCGCGATTTGGGGTCAGCGGCGGCTTGGCGAGAAACCGCCATGGCTTGTGAAAGCGGCACATTTCCGCCTTGCACCCTAACCAATGCAGGCTGCAATGGATAACCCTTAAATTGATTGTAAGCCTCGTTATATGCCGTTTTAAGGTCGCTGTAAGTATCGCGCACGTCAGCGCGGCTTGGCGGAACGTACCCCGGAGGAGCGCTTTCTTTTCCAATTAACGCTTGCGTCTGTTGCCATCCGCGCTCACGCGCTGCGGCTACCCGTGGGCCAACAATCGGAATCCTCATCATGGATTCTTCAATCATCGCCCAAGTGTTATTTGGCGCTGCTTGGCCCGGCGTCAATTCCACGCCTTCCTTGGTCAACCGGCGCGCTGCTTTTGACACATCCGCGCCGCTAATCATACCGCGTGCTACTTTGCCTGCTGCTGGCAACGCGCCAGCCGCAACAGCGCCGTATGCGCCCTCTGTTTTGCGCGCCTCAGGGTCAGCAGTTGCATATGATGTAACTCCACCCTCAATTGCGCCACGCACGATTGGGCCTGCTGCTCGCGCAACGCGACCAACAGGGCCTCCGGCAATTGTAGCCATCGCTGATTCGCCTAAAAACTCTCCCGCTCCGCCAATAGGGCCGCGTGTTGCCATTTCGCCGCGTTCTTGAATTTCGCGGTATTTTTCTGGCGATATAACGCCGGTCAATTCGCCAATACTTGCAAGGCTACGCTCTACGCCTGCGCCATAACCCATTAAAGCCCGCGCCAATGGGTTGACCTCGCCACCGATGATGCCGGTTTCAGGGTTAAACATACGGGCGTGAGGCGCGCTTGACACTTTTGACGGGGTCGTAGCCACCGAGTGCGTCATGGCTTGCGATTGCGCGGCTTGCTGCTCAGCGGCAAACCTACGCTTAAACTGCTCTATTTCCTCTGGCGAAAAATCGTCCATTACCTTACCCCTTGACTGCGCTTCCATTTTTCGTACCGGGCTTCTGTGTCTTCAATTGGGCCGTAAGGAATCGGAGAGTTTGGAAACGACTTGCGATACGTTTCAACCGCTTGATTATAGTCTGACACGTCTTTTTTAGCGCGGTTGCGTAACAGTGTTGCAATCTGCTGACGCGCTTCCGGGGAATCAACAATTTTTGGAAACGCATCTTGAAGAATTGCAGTTTCTTTTTCTGTAAATCCGCGTGCGCCGCCGTTTGATGCCATAAAGTCCAAAACCAACTGGTTGCTGGCGGCTTGGAACGCTCGGCTGTTTGCCAATATGTCTGGTTTAACGTCAATGCCAAAACTTGACAAGAATTGAGCGGCACCAACAGCGTTAGGAGCCATTGCGCCCGTAAATGTGCCCTTCTTTGTCGCGTCTTCCATTGCGCCAACTTGATTGATAATGCGATTAGCATTTGTTGCGGGCGTACTCAAAGCATCAATTTTTTTAATGTACAGTTCTTGCCCAAGTTGGCTGCCTTTGGTGTCTAAATTCACAACAGCAGTAGGCGCAGAGACAGTGGCTTTGCGTATTGCCGCATCATAAGTTGATCGTTGCGGATCATTTGGCGCTAACGCATCACGCTCTGTAATCAGCCGAGACAGTTCCGTTGGAGATGCTGCTTTAGGAGCAGCAACATAGCCCGTATCTTTGCGCCCACCGCGCTTGCCAAATTGAACCAATCCACGTTCCGTCTCAGTAGGCGCATAAAATTCTTCGGCTTCTGGCTTTTCCATCGTCCGCGCAAGCATAGCCGCCAACGCCGGGTTGCCGCGCATTGCAGCCGATCCGGCAGGGGTCATTGCCATACGCATAGCGTCATCCGGTGATGCGCGGTACTGACTCTGCACGCGCACCTCGTCCAAACCAGACGCATCCGGCATAACAGGCTCTGCGATTGGGGCACCGCCCATCAACCGGCCCATAATCTGCTGCCCTGCGCGTGACACTTCGGCCTTTGCCTTTTCTCCCGCCTCACGCGCCTTCCGCATTTCGCGGCCACGCAGATACCCCTCCAGCGCCTTGACGACAGGGGCGGCTTTTGGGATCGGTGCGCCTTGATATTGGCCGGGGTCGTATGCCTGCTGTGCAAGCATCTCTGCCATCATTTCGCGGCGTCGAGCCTCGGCTGCTTGGCGCTCGTACTCAGTCGGCAGCGAAAAGACCTGCACCTGTTTGACTTTTTCACGCGCCATATTCAAATGCCCCTCTGTCCTGACCCCCCTGCGGCGTCGTCATGCCGGGGCTAGCGGGCTTGCGCGGTGGGTAGGTGTTAAGAAATTGCTTGGGTGCCGGGGCCGACGTGGCCGCGCTCTGCGATACTTGTAGCATCTGCGCGAGACGCTGGCCTTTGTTGTTCGGCGTGTAGGGATTGTCGTACATAAATTAACCTCTGCCTAAAGCCATGCCGCCTGCGCCAGCAAGGCCACCGAGCAGCCCCATCTGGGCATTGTATGCGCTGACCTGATTGCCGTAGTTCTGCTGCGCGAAGTTGCCTGCCGCCTGTTGTGCGGCAAAGAGCGGCGCAGCGGCGACCTGTGTGCCTTGGTAGCCTTGGAACTGCGGCATCTGCACTTGAGACCCGCCAAGTAGCGCCGTGATCTCGTTGATCGGCTGCGCTCGCAGCGCCATTTGCTCGGCAAGGCCCTGCTGGCGCGCTTGGTTGGCAAACGCTGCTGCGGCTTGCGCTTGGTTGAACCCTTGGTTCTGCGCGGCAAGTTGCATCTGGTACTGCTGCTGTGCCGCAGCCTGACGCTGTGCAAGAGCTTGGTTGTAGAACCCAGCCACGTCCATTCCTTGACCAAACAACTGCGACTGACGGGCTGCCTGCGCGGCCTGTTGCTGTAGCGCGGCCTGTTGGTTCTGTGCAAGTGCGGCGTTGGCTGCCTGTGCCGCTTGCTGTCCCATCCCAAACTGAGCAAGGATCGCTTGTTGGTTAAAGCCTTGTGCGCCAAGTGCCTGCTCAAACCCTTGACGTTGCGCGGCGTTCTGGGCCTGCTGTGCGGCAAGGGCTTGCTGGAAATTCTGCGAAACGGCTTGATTCTGTGACTGCTGTGCAGCCTGCATCTGTGCAAAATTCTGCGCTGCGGCTTGATTCTGAGCCTGCTGGGCTGACTGACCCATCTGAAAGGCCAACTGCTGCCCTTCTCGGCCGAACTGCCCTGACGCCAACTGCTGCTGAAACGCCTGCTGTTGTGCGCGGTTCTGCGCGTCTTGCAGTGACAACCCCTGCTGAAGGTTCTGCGAGACTGACTGGTTGTACAACTGCTGGCCTGACAGACCCATCCCAAACTGCGCCTGACGCGCCTGATTGGCAAGGTCAGCCTGCGCTTGCAGTTCGCCAAAACCTTGCTGACGCATCGCGGCATCCACTGAAATGCCTTGCAACGCAGCCTGCGTGATAATGTCGTTTTCTTGTTGCGCCTGCTGATTCATCGCAGCGTTGTAGGCTTCACCGCCACGGACTAGCCCTTGGTTCGCCAACTGGTTCTCAAGGGCCGCACGCTGCGCTTGGATGGCCGGAAGCGACCGCGAAAGGATCGCCTGTTGTGCAGTCATGCCAGCGCCAACCGGCAACTGAGCAAGCCGCGAGGTATCAAGCGTCTGCTGCAACTGTTGCTGCGGGACGTTCGCGCCCGCAAATCCATATCGGCCTTCCGTTGGCGCTCCCGCTACCTGACCCGCACCCGCAAGGTTAGCCCCTGCAATCTGCGTAGGCGCAGCCGGGCCACCGCCCGCCATGAAGCCGCCTGCCCCTTGACCACCGCCCGCAAAACCGAATAACCCGGCTTGTGGGGCGTTCTGCACGCCACCCACACCCGAGAGGTTGACCTGCGACAACTGCGCCGCCTGCGGGCCTCCTTGCGCCTGACCCATGCCCATAAGGTTAGGTGCAGCAGCAAGACTTTCAGCGTCGGGCGCGTTAACGGCTTGACCCATCGCGGTCACGTCTGGGCCTTGGCCGACCGGGGTGTAGCCGATGCTCTGCTGCATCGGTGCAAGGTTGGGGCTAAACGGGTCGGCAAAGATGCCGCCGACCTTGCCAATGGCCTGCTGGCCGAGATTGGCTAACCCTAATTCAGTAGCCTGCTGGGCCTCTAGGGTCTTTTGCGCTGCAGGGGTCAGTTCCTGCCGGATCGTCGGCTGTTCAATCGTAACCGTAAAGTCTTTGACGTCAGGCGGTGCCTGTACCGGCTTGCCTGCGGCAACGTCCGCACGGAACTGCTCCATCGCCTTGTTATAGGCGGTTTGGTCAACCGTTGACTGTTTGTTCCACGTTACCTGCTGCGAGCCAAGCGGGGTGTATATGTTCGGATTCGACATATACGCCGACTGCTTGGCCGCTTCCAGATTAGCGGCACCTTGGGCAACAGCAGCGCCCGCGTAATCAGGCGTTGCTGGCGGTTTGGGGGAGGACTTTCCCATAACGATCACCTAAAAAGCGGCAACTCTCTCGTGCCAGTGTAAAAAGAACGATGTCTCCGGTAGGTGCCGCATCCTTGATGCGCGCTTCTTCCAAAAACCCCATTTTCTTGACCAGACGCACCGCTTTGGAGTTGTCGCTCGTGATCGGTGCGATGATTTTATCAACATCGCAGACCATAAAGGGATAGTGAAATATGGCTGCAAGGTATTTTTTCGTCATTTGAGCGTGAAACACGATATGGCAGACGATGGAACGCTGGTTCCAGTTCTCGTACACCGTCCCACACACCAATTTTTCGCCATCGTGCAGGCCAATAGCCTCTGACCGCTCGGCGTGATACCCGCCGCCCGTCTGGTTCATCACCCAGTGGCCCACTTCGGGGCCGGTGACTATATGCCTGCCCATCCCATCTGATACACCACATCGGTAGCGGCCCACTGAATCTGCATATTCTTGCTTGTACTATTCAGTTGGATTGCGCCGCAATAACCAATGCCGGTGATTCCTTGCCAGTTGTTCGTGATTTCCACATCAGACCCCCATAGAGCCTGATCCCATAGGCCAACGTCCCAGAGACCTGCCACCTGCGGGCTGAATGACAGCGGAGCAGTGGAGTCTGCGATGCTGAAGTCCACGTTGATCGCGCAGACGATGGCGGGCTGACCGTTTGTGAAGATGCTCGGACGCGCACGGGTGAAGTATTTTTTCACCCCGCGTGATTCAAAGTAGTTAAAGGCTTGCAGCGCACGAGCCGCAATGTTCGCGTTGTTGTCAGCGTAGCCCGTTGATCCGGTCGTCCACGCCTTGCCTACAAAACCCGCGCCGCCAAAGTACGGGTCATCGTTCAGCAACGACCAGCAGAACGCATACCAGCCGGTAAACTTTGCCCATGCTTTTGTGATGTTGTTCATCACAAATTGTTGCTGCGCGCCTTCCGCAACTGGAATGTTCACAAACAGCGCGTTGTTCTTGGGGTTGTACAACAATCCCCATCCGAAATTGCTTTGATACTGCGCCGTGGCGGTAGCAAATGCGCCTTGTATCTTGTCTGATAGCGCCACGTTTGGGTCAAGACGCGATGACTGCAATGCTGAGGCGAGCGGTAGCAGTCCATCCAGCGACAGAATCAGCAAGTCGCCCGCATACTTGAGCAAGCACCGCGACCCGCCCACCGGCGATCCGACGATCCAAATGCCAATCAGCGCCCACGTTGACGCCGATGCTGGGTCAGTGCCGCGATACACCAGCACTTCGCCGTTGGACGTGACAAACACGAGGTTGTCGTCAACGCCATAACCTGCGTCAATCGTCCATGCGGCCATCGCCACAAGGTAGCCGCCCAATCGAGCGACCGATGACAAGTCAAGCACTTGTGCCGCGCCGCCCACGCTAGAGGTTGGCAGATACCATGCCTTGAGCGTGTCCTTCTGGATGAACCACATCCGGTTCTTAAAGAGCGTCGGCGTTGTCAGCGTTGTCGTTGTGACGCCCGTAATCGCAGGCGTAGACGCGCCCGTGATGCTTGTCCACGTTGATCCGTTGTACAGGTAAGGCGTATTGACGCCGTTTGCCATGTACAAGTAATTGCCGCCTGACGTTGTGGCGTTGGTGTAATCCCACCGCGAATTAGACAATCCCGTAACGACCGGAGCGCCTACCGCACCGCCTGCCGTAACGTCGTACACTTTGCCGTCGCTAATCGCAAACAGTTTGTCAGTCGTCGCGCCCGAGTACGTCATCAGCGTTTCAACGTCATCCGGCAAGCCAGTCGCGTAACGCTCATAGCCGCCACGCAAGTTGACGTTGCTCACGCTCGGAAAGTAGTTCTCCAGCGTCACGGCATCCGTTGGGGCCATGTTTGCCAGTGAGTCACGCGCATTCCAGCCGCCCACGGGTGCGGGCAGCGATACCACGTTGGCCGCTGCACGTTGGACGAACTGACGGCGTTTAAGCATTAGTCAGCACCATACCCGCTGTCAGGAATATTGTCGTAGCCGATAAGAACCGTGCCGGGACGCGGCGCAAACGACAAGTTGGGCGATGCCGTGTCTTGTCCCACAACCGTTTCCAACACCATCAAATAGTCCCGATACAGCGCCGTGGTGTCAAAACCCTTTGCTTCAAAATACTTGAGTTTGGTGGATAGCACCATGAGCCGATCAGGATAAATGCAGGTGTCGTTGTCAGCCGTGAACGACTGTTTCGGAACCCCTGACGAACTTTCTGCCCACGCGGTGCTGCGATACTCAAACCCGAGTAGTTCGCCAGCGTTGACGCCGGGCCAAATCTGAAAATAGTTGCCCAACAACCGCCAGCGAATACGCGGGCCGGTGCTAATGTAACCCGAGAGCAGCCATTCCCACTGCTGCGGGCTTTCGGGGCCGAGCATTTCCCAACGCTTGCTCTTGTCCCAATGCGTGCGGTTGACCGTGCTTTGATAGTCGCTCGGCAGTGCGTATTTGACCTTCTGGAACACGAGGTCGCCGCCAACTTGCCCTTCAGTGGGGTAGTAGTTCAGCGTGACTTGTGTGCCGCTATCGACGCTCGTGACGTAAGTGGCGTTCGGGATGCCGACGCCAGTGACCTGATACGCGGTGGACAGCGTGGAGGTGTCTGGAATGCCAGTAATCGTTGCAGCCGAGGTTGTCCACGTCCCTGTGGTACTCAACGCTTCGGTGTAGAAAGTGTGCTGGCGGGTCAATTGCCGCCAGTCAGCCTTAGTCATCAGTTCGTAGCCGGACGCATTCATCAACGCCAAAATCTGAATGACGTCTTGGTTAAGGTTTCCGGCTACCGTTGTCGGTGTGCCAATGCCCAACTCGTTCGTGACCTGTTGGACAAGTTGGAGCATTGTTGTCATGCACTATCTTCCTTTGGCGGTCGCCCACGACGGGGCTTGTCAAGCAATTCGGCCATCTGCGACTGCAATTCGGCCAACTGCCGCTTGGTGTCATCCAGTTCGCGTGCGGCTTCGCTCTTGTTGCGAGTCTGCAAGAACATACGCGCACGCTCGCGCAAACCCGGCCCACCCATGCCGATACGCTGCAACTGCGAGTCAGAGGCCAGCGCGACCTGCTCAACGGTCTGAAAGCGCAGAATCTTCAATTCTTCCATCTGCGCCTTGCTGAAGTCCGTTGACTCAGCCTCCCATGTTTCCAGCGGCGTGCCGATCACTGCCGTATCCGTCTCGTTCTGCTTCATCTGAAAGTAAAGCCACTGACGCGGGAATCGCGCCTTATGCTCCTCCAGAACCGGACGCTCAACAATGTTGGTCTTGTCGCCCGGCGCTTGAATGCGGACGAAGGGCTTGCCCTCCCATCCTTTCAAGTCACTCACAAAAAACTCAACGTGCAACTGTGCGTCGGCGTTGTTGATGTCACTGTCTAACATGGCCTTTCTCCTGTGGGGATTGGGGTTCTACACACGTTCACCGTTCAGCGAATACCATGCGGAATTGCTGACGGCAAAAAAAATACTGGCGTGGTTGACGGCAATGTTTGCCGATGACCCGCCGTTTAGCGTTGACCCGGTAGGTGGGTACACCGTGAGGGTATGCGCTCCACTGTTTGCAATCATAACGGTTGCGCCCATTTCCGTTGTCGGAAGTTTGACGCCCGTGTTCGGTGGGGTTGTGTCCACCGAGTTGTAAACGTAAACAAGTTGCAATGCGTCACCCGCGCTGGTTCCGACAGCAACCAAATCGTCGCCACCGTCGCCACAAATGGAGACGGTAGACAACGAGTTTATGCCGCTGCCGAGAACCCGCGAGGGAATCGGCATATCAGGCTCCGTCGATGGAGACCCAAGCCGTATCGGACGTGCCGAAGTACAAGTTTGCCTTCGCAGCCGCAATGCTGTCCGATGCAGCGCCGTTGATGGTGCCGCCCGTTGACGGGTACACCGCCAGCGCGTTTGCACCGTCGTTACGAACAACCATCATCGCGCCGACTTCAGCCGGGGGCAACTTAACGCCCGTGCCCGCCGCAGCCGTAGCCACTCGCGTGACCACCGCCGACACTGAGGCCGCATCGCCAGCAACCGATCCGGTCGCCGTAACGGAAGCCGATACGTCGCCACAAATCGCCTGCGTCTGACCGCCGGACGTGCCGGAACCCTGTACTCGTGAAGGAAATGCCATTGTTGTCTCCTACGCTGCGGCGCTTACGTCGCGCCTGACTTTCAAAATCTCAGCGATTAAGCCATCGCCTTTGGCTTCCACCTCAATGTCAGGCATTACGGTGAAAATCATTTGAAATTCCTTCGCCTGCTGCGCCATAGCGCCATTACAGACGAATTTACGCCGACTCTCGCCAACGTATACATCCATCGTCGGGCCGCTCAGTTCGCCTGTAAAGCGTTTACGGCCCTCTGTGTCATTGCACGAATCATACCCGTACAACACAAACTTTCGGTAGCCGAGCAAGTAACCGATGTTGATCGCTCGCAACCCGCTTGTCGTACCGCCGCCAACGGCTAACTTGCCTGCGCCTAGCGCCTTGTGTTCCTCGCCGTCTGACCATGAATGCCACAGCAAAATTTTGCGGCCCTTCAACTTGTCAAACGTCACCGGAGGGCAGCGCGAGGCGACCATATAAACCGTGTGGTCGTTGGCGTGCTTGATGCCTTCCGTGCGGTCACGCGGGTCAAGATTGATCCACAAATCCGGCTCTATGCCGTTTTCGCACAAGAAGTCATGCGCGGCCTTGATCGCCACAATTGGGCGGCCCATGTCGCGCTGCTGGCGTATGTCGTCAATAAACGAAGGCATTGACCACCCGCTCGCCACGCACACAAACGTACCGTCGTGGGCAGTGGGAGCGGGGGCCAACTCTGGAAGTTGCCGAGCCAAGGCGCTTTTGATGTTGGACTGCAATTCTTCCGCAGTCCCGTGCGCCTTGATCGACAACTCCAGTGGACGCATTTACGGCGCGCCGCCGATGGTGCCGGTGACAACAGTGCTGAAGCCAGCAACCGCAGTCATGGCCGAGATTGCCGAAGCGGTCAGTTCCGTGACCACACCCGCAACCAGAGCGCCCGACACCGTGAGGTCATCCAACAGACCTTCGGTGGTGGTCGTGTAAAGCGGCACCGCCGGGAGGCATGAGGTGTTGACGTTCACACGTACCTT